CCACTCTGACGTAACTTGCTTGCTGACTGCAGAACGCGCTGCCGTGAGTAACCTGCAAAAGCATCCGCAATGTCTCCGGAAGTACACCCCGGATGGGCTTCAATGAATTTCTGAACTTCATTCAAAAGACTCATGATCACCCCCTGAATCCTGCCGGGATCTGGCTGTAGTCCACGTTGTCGTAACTGGCTTTGAAGTACGGGTCCTCGCGTCTGGCTGCAGATACCGCAGGAACTTCCCAGAATTCTTCGAAATGACGATCCGGACCAAAGAACGTGACAGCCTGTTTCACAAATTGTGTGCCGCTGTTACCCATCGCAGATACCCAGCCCGCGTAGCGTTTCACACCTTCCAGCATGGTTTCGGGGTTTACTCCCTCATTCAAACGGGCTTTCCAGGCTTTGAAGGCTGCAGATTTTGAATTGCCACCAGCACGTTTGGGATATGCCAGCCATGCCTGCTCAAACTCCGGAGAGTATTCCGGTCGGTTTGAACGAACTCGCACGGACTCATCAACTGATGCACCAACAGCTATTGGTTCATTGACTGGTTCTTTGACTGGTTCAAAAGAGTGACTGGTTCTGGGTGAATCTCCTGCACTACCCCCTGGTGCAACTCCTGCACTACCTGGTGAATTTGCTGCACCAGATAGTGAATTATTTGCACTACCCCCTAGTGAATCTCCTGCACCATCCAGATGAAGGAGATAGATATTACTTGAGTTACCTTTTTCACCTTTCCGGGTGACTTTTTTTACCAGCCCGGACTCACAAAGGGCCGCAATATGATTCATCACAGAACGTTTGCTAATCTCGCACTGGTCAGCAATATGCTGGTAGCTGGGCCAGCACTCACCCTGATCGCTGGCATTATCAGCCAGCTTGATCAGAACCAGTTTTCGCAATGGATTACCCACTCGAATTTTCATCGCTTTAACCATCAGCTCCATACTCATGCTGCACCTCCGAGATGCTTCATGTTTTTTCCGGAGCGAAAGGCTATAAGCGGCATACTGACGCGGTAATTACGGCCCAGCGGTTCACAAATCACCTTCTGGCATTCACGGTCAACCAGGCTAACACGTAGAACATGCCCTGCAGGTGTGGTGTACCACTGCCCAACTGTAGGAATTGATGTTTTTTTACGCTGAAGCAAACGGCAAATATTGAGGATCAACGGATTAAGCATGACGATGCCCTCCGCTGATATTCAGGAGACGGTGAATATGAAAATTAGCCTTATCCGCCAGACGAATACGTTCAGCCTGCAAGTTAAGAAGGGTTTCTACCAGAACTTGATGCGCCTGCGGATCCGAAAGAGTTACCTTGCGCAGAGCACGTAGTGCAGTTGTTACATAACTGAGTTTATGTAAGTCTTCATCATTCAGACGAGTGAGGGCTGGGACAGTAGCCATGATGGCAGCCTCCGATAACAGTGAATTACCTTCACCACCGGAAACGCCAATTTCGCTGGTGGTGAACTGAACGGGGTTGGCGTAACCGGCGTTATCGGAAACCGGCGCACCTTTCGGTGCCCCCGTCCAGCCCACCATAATTTGGGTGTGCACAGACGCAGACGATAAAAAAGACGCTGGCGCGTCATATATCGCCGATAACATTTCCAGGACGCCAATCCCGGCACCCGCTTTATAAGGTGCCTGAACAGTGTAACGTCCCGGAATGGCAGAATCAATGTGCTGGTGGTCCTTCACACTCAACAAAATCACGCCTGAATTTCCACAAAGGACTAAAGCACTCATGCGGGTAGTCTTTGCGAAGATAGATAACGCGCTGTGTTTCTGGCTCCCAACGAATAACATGGACATAAAGCCCTCTTCCGTCACGAAACCAGCGGTTAAGTTCCTGCACAACTCGCCCCCCACAGTCAGGTAAAGTTCTCTGTGGTTACTTACAGCCAGGTGATTTGGTAATCTGCATTCATGCCGTAACAACAGGTGTTCAGCGACACTGACCACCAGCTGTTGCGACAAACGGTTATTTGCCGTTAAACTGTTCATGCGTTAGTTTCTCCACAGACACAAAACGCCACGACGCCCGGAGCTGCACACTCGCGGGCGTCACTCTTTTCTGGAGCGCAAAAGATTTTGTAGACCAGTGCTGCATGCTCCTGGAGCTTCGAAATTGACAGATACAACTCATCATTAATTGCTGTCTGCTCGTGTGGCTCCACTACCCCATCTTCGATTGCCGAACGAATCTGCTTTGAGTAACTCCCGATCTGTTCGATGACTTCCAGCAGGCGCTGGTTTATATCGGCGTTCTCTACTTCCTCAATTTCAGGAAGCGATACAAACACCCCACCAGCAGACTGTGCGACAGCATCCGCAATGTAGTGAGTGCCAGCCGCGCGCTGTAAAATCATTGCCCATCCCAGCGGGAAAATCTGATCGCCATCTGCACGAAGGCGGTTGAATAAAGCGTTCTCTGTTACATCCAGCCACTCAGCAGCTTCAGCGTAACCCCCCGGCAACGCCGCGATAGTTTTTCTGACAGCTTTCACGTACCACTCAGGCTGTTTTTCTACTTTCCAGTGATGCTTACCCACGGTTAGCCTCATCGTTCTGTGGTTAAAAATTGAAGGTGTTCTGTTAATCTTTCGGATAGATATCCGGTCTTAAGTCAGATTTCGTAATTGCACCTGACGTGCATTGCTCAAGTTTTTTAGCCAGCACAAAACTGGCTTTTTTATAACCATTGAAAACCAGCCGTAAGTAGCCTGGTGTTGAGCCAACTTTTCCGGCCAACTCACCCTGCTGTTCTTTGGTTAAAGAGTCCCAATACGCTTTCATACAATATGTACCTCCGGTATACATATTACATGATTGAGATGAACCTTCAAGATACTTGTACCTTATCGGTACAAAGGTTTTAATTTCTTTATGAAAACAGTCCATGACATCCGGCGGTCTAACGCCAGAAAACTGAGAGATGGTGTTGGCGGGAATTCTTCCTTTGCCACCATGATTGATCGCGAGCCAACCCAGACCAGCAGGTTTATGGGAGATGGTGCAACTAAAAATATCGGTGACAGCATGGCACGGCACATCGAAAAATGTTTCGACCTGCCTGTCGGATGGCTTGATCAAGAACACCAGACAACGAACATCACAAAAAAACCTGATGTTTCAATCACTAACAAACAAATAACGTTAGTCCCTGTCATATCATGGGTACAGGCCGGAGCATGGAAAGAAGTTGGCTATTCTGAGGTTGATTTGAGCACAGCAGAAACTTATCCCTGCCCTGTACCCTGTGGCGAAATGACTTATATCTTGCGGGTGATTGGTGATTCAATGATTGATGAGTACCGCCCGGGAGACATGATTTTTGTTGATCCTGAAGTCCCTGCCTGCCACGGTGACGACGTTATTGCATTGATGCACGATACAGGCGAAACCACCTTCAAGCGGTTGATAGAAGATGGAACACAGCGTTACCTCAAAGCATTAAACCCAAACTGGCCTGAACCTTACATTAAGATCAACGGTAATTGCTCTATAATTGGTACTGTGATTTTCTCGGGAAAACCAAGAAGATACAAAATAAAGGCCTAATCAATATTTATGAACCTGCTTCGGCAGGTTTTTTTATACTTGACAATGTACCCTTGAGATACATAATGTATCTATAGGATACATAACACAGGCAAGATTAAACTAAATTTGGTTGTAACACGGCGTATGGCACATGCGTCGTTAGCGGTCTGGGGACGTTAAAGGGGACAATCCACTCCTTGCTCGGGCAAACAAACCAGGTAGCCGGAATGTGCAAGTCAATGATGATGCTGATAAGACGCCTAACCAGCGTGGCGATCCGGTTTGACGCCTGGGAAGAGACCAGGGTGCAACGATGAGGGCATTTATGGAACCGCGACAAAGTGTGGTGCCGTAACTGGCTAAGTGCTCTCAGCGTTGTGGTAATCCGCGAAATGGCGCGGCGGTAAGTATGGCGGGGTTACTCTTTCCCCGTTGAGGACACCGGATTGTCAGGTTGACCATACGCCTGAGTGACAACCCCACCACAACAGCCACTGCTTTGGCGGTACCAGTTTGTACACTTGCTTCCGGCTGGTACCGCTCTTTTTACAAAACAGAGAAGAGCATCACCGGACGACGGGCTCATAACCCAATCCATCCGGGCGGCTGCCACCGCAGGTGTTCTTCTCTGTTTTGTGGAGAAACCAACCGACCTTGCAGGGTCGATATGATGAGGAGCAGCAAAATGGCTAGCGAACGCAGTACTGATGTGCAGGCATTTATCGGGGAGCTGGACGGCGGCGTATTTGAAACCAAAATCGGCGCAGTTCTCAGTGAAGTCGCTTCCGGTGTGATGAACACGAAAACCAAAGGTAAGGTCTCACTCAACCTGGAAATCGAACCATTTGATGAGAACCGTGTGAAAATCAAACACAAACTCTCATATGTTCGCCCGACTAACCGCGGGAAAATTTCCGAAGAAGACACCACCGAAACGCCGATGTATGTCAATCGCGGTGGTCGCCTGACTATTCTGCAGGAGGACCAGGGACAATTACTGACTCTTGCCGGTGAACCTGACGGAAAACTCCGCGCAGCAGGTCGTTAATATCGTTCTTAATAAACTGATTATTTATCTCATCACTGAATATTTTTATATAGTGAGGACTTATTATGTCTCAGAACTTAGACGCAACCGCAATTAATCAAATCCATGCCCTTATTTCTGCTCAGGGTGTTAATGAAATTATCAGTAAGATTGGTGCCGATGCTGTGGCATTGCCTGAGAATTTCCGCATTCATGATCTGGAAAAATTTAATTTAAATCGCTTCCGTTTCCGTGGTGCGCTTTCCACTGCCAGCATCGATGACTTTACCCGTTATTCTAAAGTTCTTGCAGATGAAGGCACCCGCTGCTTTATCGATGCCGATAATATGCGTGCCGTCAGTGTGCTTAACCTGGGTACTATTGATGAACCAGGTCACGCAGATAACACCGCCACTCTCAAACTGAAAAAGACAGCACCGTTCTCTGCTCTGTTGTCTGTTAACGGCGAGCGTAACTCCCAGAAGTCACTGGCAGAATGGATTGAAGACTGGGCCGACTACCTTGTGGGCTTTGATGCTAATGGTGACGCCATTCAGGCAACCAAAGCGGCTGCGGCGATCCGTAAAATCACAATTGAAGCGAACCAGACCGCTGATTTTGAAGATAATGACTTCAGCGGCAAACGCTCCCTGATGGAGTCTGTCGAAGCGAAGACCAAAGACATTATGCCAGTGGCATTTGAATTTAAATGCGTTCCGTTTGAAGGTCTGAAAGAACGTCCGTTTAAATTACGCCTCAGCATTATCACTGGCGATCGTCCTGTACTGGTTCTGCGCATTATTCAGCTGGAAGCGGTACAGGAAGAAATGGCTAACGAATTTCGTGATCTGCTTGTTGAGAAATTCAAAGACAGCAAAGTAGAAACCTTTATTGGTACTTTCACCGCCTGATTTCATTACTGCAAATGCCCCTGCGGGGGCGTTTACGGAAGCGATAATTTTAACTATTGCCGCCCCTATAAAGAACCATTAAACAATAACGTGACGAAGCTATTGATAGTAAATGAAGCACTTGCAAAATAATTGCATTGCGTATATATACACATGTGTTGTATTACAGCGATAATGGTAAAGCAAATGATTAACTCTGAAGCAATTGAGCAACTAATGTGGCTATGGTCCTTATTTGACATTAAATTCTTATCTATTCTTGCCGCTGCCTTCACTATATATTTTGGCGTGCAAAAAATATCAAAAAAGGTGACAGTGTCGTATTCAGCAAATGCAAGTAGAATATATGACATGCATATATCAACCATAATCCTGAATAATAAAAGAGATAATGCAATTGCTATATCTTCAATCAATATGGAGGTTGAAGGTAAAGGGATACTACAAGTTATTAAATTTGACTCCCCTCTTCTTTTAAAGAACTATGATTCTTTAAAAGTTGAACCACCAAAATTTAGCAGCCTTTATAATAATGATGGCGTAGTTAAGTTAGATATTTATGATAAGTTTCATTTTTATATAATCACGACATCTGGAGATGAAATTAAATGTATTTCTGAAAATAAATATGTGGCACCAAACATGGAAAACAAAATAGCTACAGACATAAGAAAATTTAATGGCATTGTCTTAACAAACAGAATGTCTTATATTTTTTTCTATGCAAATGACAACAGAGAGAAATACTGCATAATAGATGTTTCATTGTTCATAAATGGTGACAACCCATTTCATTTTAATTTTTTAAAAGAAGATGAATTAAGAGATTTTTCTAGCATCCTTATTAGTTACGGATATCACCAACAGTTTAAAAGTTATGCATTGTTTAAAATAGACAACCATCTTGCTCCTTCTTTGGTTTTAAATAAATCAATGATAGAAAATAATATTATTGAAATGAATAAGTAACTCACCGGGTGCAGCCGGTTATGATGGAGAAATGATATGAATACCTTGTTTTTACTGATGGCTGAATTCAATACCCCAAACATTGAACTCTCAGCAGTTAGTCAAAAATACTTTGGTATGAGTCCAGCCACAGCAGAAGCAAAAGCAAACGCTTGTAAGTTGCCTGTACCTACATATCGCATCGGTACATCACAAAAAGCAAAACGCTGCATCAACATTCAGGATCTTGCGGAATATATTGACAAAAGACGGGAAGAAGGGCGAGCTGAGTGGGAAAAAGTCAGAACGGAAAAAAAATATAACTAAACTAAAACTATGGATAACCCGTATATGTACGGGTTATTTTTCTTTATCACTATCTTTTCTTGATTTGAACAATCCACTAACAACGAAACCAACCAAACCAACAATACTAATTGTACTTGTACCTAGTAATGCAACGATCGCTTCAACTGGAGCCTTTCCTTCATGTGCAATAAGAAACGATGTAAACATTGCGACAACGAATAAGCACCAACACGACATAAACCAAACCGTGAATGATGCCATTTTTGTCCGGAGCTCATTGTCTATTTCTTTACCAGTTGCGTCAGCTATCTTATCCCGTACTTGTGATTTGAGCATATCAAGCTGAGCTTGAAGACTGTCCATTCTGTTCTGCTGCATAAACTCATGCAATGCACCAGTATTAGAACCAAACTCTTCTTCCTCCAGAATAGCCTTATTTTCTGAAGAAGAATCATCATCGCGTTCATGATTAGACGGCTCAAATGCGGATTCAAAAGCCTGCTCTTGACTGTCAGTAGAGTTTAAGGATGCTTCAGAGCGACCATTTTCAACACCTGCGGCCGCTCCGATCAGTTTATAGATATCTGAATTATGAGACATGTCATCCCTGAATATTACTTTTTCAGAGGCCCTGACATTGCTGTCGGTTATTCAATAAATCATGATAATAAGCCTTGATCGCATCATTTGAGATGATCGACGAGCCAATACCATTATAAGCTTGTGACCAAGGCGTACCTGGCATATGAGTTAGAGTTGATAACTCAATTCCATTTTTCGAGCCGTAAAACTTATAAACAGCCCCGATAATGCTCTCTGCTTGCGGATCCATAGTAACGATGCCACCAAAAGGAGCTACTGCTACATTCGTAACAGGTTTATTCCCATAGTCTTTGAAAGCATCGTACATTCCAGGAATAACTGGACCGTACTTCCACGCGGAGACACATTCATTGAGCAAAGGCTTACCTGTTAATGCTAAATAGTAACCATGGGCAATATAAGTAAGCTTCTGCAGTTGCATGTGGGTCAGAGGATTATGATGTTGGTTTCCCAACGTTATGAATTTATTGGCTATTTGTACCGGACTGTACATAACCACCCTCCTCATTACACTGAATGTGCAAACAGTATCATCACTGTTATCTCAACCTAACACGAACAAAAAAGTTTTGGAAGATTGCAAGAGCAATTCACTGTGTTTATAACCAGCAAATGACTGTACATATACACAGGTTACAAATTGGTGGCGAATTATACCTGCAGAAGTTGCGATGTCAACAAAGCGACCATCACAGTGTTTTGCATCTCACACTGTTATGACAAAAAATCTTTTGATAGGTTCCCAATAGGCTCCCACAAAACACATAACCAATTGTTTTTCAAAAACGATACATCCTATCGAGCATTGGTGCAACGCTAAACCGACCACTCCAGTGAACGTCAGTTTTTTCAGGCATTGCGCTGGTTTGGTTGATTTTTTGCATTTCAGAATTACCGTGCATTTTCAAATGTAGAGATTATTTTATCGATATATCATTGGGTTATGTTATTCAGCATCACTGTTCAGGAGGCTCAATAGCGGGGTACTATACCATAACAACAGGAAGCGCCTGTCTCATTGCAAAAGAAAATTGAGATCAAATCAAGGCATGAAGCTCTCACGAAGTGATGGAAATAATCTTATTAGCCGTTAGCCTTGTTAAGGACAATGATAAACAATCCAGGTTCGACGATAAATAAAAAATCACACATTAAACTCCGGTGATATCTCTTCCTGCTAATGGCACTGATAGAAGAAAAAAGAACCCAATAAGTATTAGGTTCTTTTATGTAATGCCTTCCATACCATCGAAGAACTTCACATATTATTTCGCCGATTTAACCCCGAATAAATCATAAATTAAATTAGAAGTATCTGTAAGTATTTTAATCTTTTCCTTTGAGTTTGGGTCAAACGACTTAGCAAAGTCAATTAATTTCGGTGCAGCATCTCGCATTTTGCTTAAAATATCAGG